CCTCCCAAAAGACGGACGCGGCGCCGTGGTCCAAGCGATCAGATGACAATTATAGGGCAAGCTTACGCGAAGGACATCGTGGCTTTGTGGAATGATCCTGAAATTCGCCGCCTGTGGCAAGCGGGTGACACTGCTAAGTTTTTGAGCGGACATCAACGCGGCCACGCGGGCGCTGCGCTTTGTTGAGGGCTCCGGGCCCCATCCCGTTGCACGGCCGAGCCAGCAAGGCTCAAATCAACCCGGGACTCTACTCATCACTGGATGAAGCTTGGGGCTTAGGTCAAAATCCATCGGAATCGGTGGGTTCGGGAAGGTCCCCGCCAGTTGCATCCGAGGACTTTTTCGGATCATCTTCGGCCGCGAGCCGAATCCTGTGATCATTCGATTCCTCGTCATCATCTTTAGGCCGGAATTTTCCGCCCAATCCGCCCGTTGTCTTGGCTGGCCAACCAGGATGTTCGGGATCATCGGGACTTGCTTTCGAGATCAGCGCGGCATCTATGCTGCGCCGGAGGAAGCGTCCGTCGTGCGTGCCGAGGTCCTTGGAGATACTCTTCCGAACTGACGCGCGGTCTTGCGAGCCTTGTATCGCAGACCCGCTCTGCGCGCTCGTGCCCTGCCCCTCTAAATTGCTCTCGATCGGCACGTAGCCTGATGCGGTGAGCACCATGGGCCGGTCGGCGGCCGGCGAGTCGAACGGGTCAAGGCCGAGCGCGTCGCGGAATTCGTTGAGCGTGGCGGCGCCGATCCTGACACGGGCTTCGAACTGGGCCTGCTCGGTCTTCTCGTCGGTATCTTCATCGAGCCAGGCGAGCTCCAGATCAGGCGAGGCGAACTCCTCGGCGATGATCTCGTCGATGAGGTCCTTGACCCACTCCTTAGTCGGCTCGAGGCCTTCCTCCTGCGCCTGCGCCGACTGGTTGTCGGCGGTGGCGCGGTTCATCAGCTTCACCGCCCATTGCGGCGGCACCGAAAAGGCGTAGCAGATGATGCGGGCGAGCCATTCGTCGAAGTCGTTCTTCTGCTCGGGCTCCTTGGTCTGATGCACCTTGGCGGCGGTGTCGCCGGGCACGAACTTGGCGCGGCGGCGGCGCGCCAGGTCGCCGGCGAATTCCTGGTCCCAGTAATCCTGGAATTGCTTGATCTGGTCCGGCGTCCAGCCGTTGGGCACGCCGATCAGCGCGTCGGGGATCGAGCCTTCGGAATAATAATCGAGCTGCCACAGCTGGCGGCGCAGCGCGATGTTGACGGTCATCAAGACCTGCTGCACCGGCGAATAGCCATAGACGCGGTGCGCGCGCACATTGCGCGGGCGATAGATGATGTCGCGCGCCGAGTAATCGACCGCCGGCAGGCCTTTGAGCACCTGCTGATAGGCCGGCGGATAGACGATGCCGCCGTCGGGCGCCGTATAGGGCTGCGGCGTGCGGCCGAAGTCGTCGATCACGCGCTTGATGGTGGCGCCGTCGAGCTGATGTAGCGCGACGAGTTTTCCTTCACGGGTGCGCTGGCAATAGAGCGTGGCCGCGTCGATGACGAACATGTCCTCGAGCAGCGAGCGCAGCCAGGTCTTCCAGCGGGTGGTGCCGTCGGGCTTGTGGAAGAATTTTTTGACCGTGGCGATGCGCGCGCTCATCTCGGCGTCGACGACGGCGCTCTTGCCTGCATTTTTGCGCATGAACTTCGGATCGCGCGGGCGGATGCACCAGCGCTGGCGCTCCATCTGGTCCTTGCGCGTCTCGATGACCAGCCGTAGCAGATCGTAGGCGTCGGCAAAGCCGCGCAACTCGGCAAAACCGATGGCCTCATAGGCGCGCGGGCGGGTGACGACGTTATAGCCGGGCGGAAAATCGAAGCGCCGGCCGGCGACTTGCGGCGGCGCGATCGGCGCAAGCGGATCAAGCGGGCCGAACCAGTCGGCGCCGGTGCCGCGCGATATGCCGCCGCGGCTGCTGCCGCCCGCGCCAGTCGGCGCGCCTTGGGCGACATTGACCTGATAGGGCGAGAGCGGCCACGCCGACGGCGAGGCCGGCGCAGCTTTCGCGCCACCGCTTGTCTGCTCGGGCATTTTTGGAAAACCTGTGTGTGGATGGCAGGGCAGCGGCGCGCGCGGGCGCGGTCAGGCAGGTTCGGCGCCTCTCCCCCGCAACAAAGCTGCGGGCTCACGCGGCGGGCACAAAGCCCTGATCGAGAAAACGCGCCGCCTCCTGCTCCGCGACTTCGACAAGGCCATGCGCGTCGGCGAGATAGACTTTGCCGTCGGCGTGCACTGTCGAGGTCTCGGCCGGCGGCTTGAGCTTGATCGTCCTGGCCATCGCCGCGGCCGGCCTTTCCGGCGCGGCGCTCGCGCGCTGCGCGGCTTCCGCCTGGCGGCGGTAGTACTCGAAGATGCCGAAGCCTTCGGTCTGGCCGAGCATCAGCTCGGTCAGCGCCCAGACCAGCGCATCGGCGCGATCGGGACTGCCCTCGCCGCGATAGCCGGCCGTGGTGAAGGCGCAGAGCTGGTCTTCGAGCTTGGCGAAGCGGCCGACGTGATGCACGCGGCCCTGCTCGTAGAGCGCCGAGATCGGCTCGGCCCGCTGCACCTTGCCGCGCGAGGCCGAGATCACGCGCACCGGAACGGCGGGATCGGCGGCGCGGATGACAAAGCGCACCATCTCGCCGCCGAAATTCTCCTCCGCGATGATGCGCTGCGCGTCGAATTCGCGGTAGGCGTGCACCGCGATGCGGCCCCACACCGCCGGCGCATCGCGCAACGAGCGGTCGGCAAGCACATAGGCATCGCCGTCGTCGCCGCGGCCGGCGACGACGATGCCGATCTCGTCGGCGCCCTCGTCCTGCGCGTTGGCGGCTCCCGAAGGATCGACCGCGACAACGGTCTCGCGGCAGCGCGGCAGCGCAATCTCCTCGACGCGGGCGCGGGCGATCTGCTCATAGCTGAACAGCGCGCCCTCAACATCGTCGACATAGACACCTTCGAAGAAGCGCCGGCGTTGCCGCTCCGGCAGCCGCTGCAGGCCTTTCAGATAATCCGCCGACAGGTTTTCCGCATTGTCGAGCGGATTGAGGAACATGCGCACGTAATTGTCGGGGTCGTCGAGCGGCTGGCGCGAGATCGGATCGCGCTTCTCGCCGAACAGAATATTGGTCCAATGCGCCTTGCTGGTCGGATTGAGGTCGTAATAGGCGGCCTGATGGAGATCACCGGCGACCTGGGCGAGCCGCGTGAGCGCGATCAGCACGCTTGCATAAGGAATCTGTGAGCATTCATTGAGAAAGATCGTGACGTATTCCTTGCCGAGAATCTTTTCGACCCGCTCGTTGTCGTCGAGGCCGCCGATCCAGATTTCCGAGCCGTTTTCCAGAGCGAAATAGCCGTCGCTCTTGTGCGGTTTCAGGCGCGCGCGGGGATGACACAGCGCAAAAATCTTGGGCAGCGTGTCGAACGCGATCGAGGCGCGCGCGGCATTGGCGCGCAGGCGCAGAATGGCGTGCCGCGATTTTGCCACCCGCACCGCCCGCTCCGCGATGGCCCGCACCAGCAACGAGGTCTTGCCGGAGCGCGCGCCGCCGACCAGCAGCGTGTGCCGGCGCGACAGTTGCAAAAGCCGTTCCGCCTCGGCCTGTTTCGCGGTGAGCTTGAATTCTCCTGGCACGGACCGCTGCGACGGGTCGCCTTGGCTGTCCATTCGTGTTCTGTGTTCTTGCTCTTGCTTTCACGCGGCTCACGCTGTGTCTCCGGACGGGCGTATCAAAAACGGACGCATGCTTCGGTCCAGCTAGGCGGACGAGATCGGCGTGATATTGACCGCGCGCAGGCCGCGAACGGTCATCTCGATGTCGAAATTGAACGCGCGCCCTTCGTAGAGCGGTCCAATGTCGGCGGGCAGATCGGTGCGATGCACGAACACATCGCCTGAGCCGTCGTCGCGGGTGAGAAAGCCGTAGCCCTTGTTCTCGTTGAAAAACTTCACTTTGCCTTTCGCCGTAGTCACGTCGTCACCTGTTATGCTGGAAGAGGTTTCGGTGGGCCGAGCAGCCCCGCGCGCACACGCAATGCAAAGCAGCGTCGGGCCGGTCGCCGTTTGGGCGACGCGAGCCTGGGCCGGGACGTGGCGGGAGAGGCTTGGCTGAGCGGCGGGCGCAATGCTGCAAAGCCCGCATGCGCGCGATGAAATGCGCCCGCGGCGACCTGCTGTCAACGACGGCGCGCGGCGTGTGTCACCATTTTAGCGACTAAGCCGTTGAACGATCGCACGAAAAATTTTTGCGCGCCGGCGCTGACAATGGGCTGGGCAAGGGGGTTTTCGGAGCCGCACTTGCCAATGATTCGCAAAATGATTCGTAAAGCGAGGAGCAAAACGCCGACTTGGATCGCAAAAGCGAGCGGTCGGCCTGCCTCAGAGCGTGGTCGCTTTAACGTCGAGCATTCTCCGCGTATTCAGGCGCAAGCGAGAATCCCGTTCTTGCGGCGCTTCCGACCGCACTCCGCATTTGCGGGGACAAGCCGAAGGAAACGCGATGCCAATTTAATCTGAAGCTATGAAGCCCTATCGCATATTCGCGGCGATGTCGCGCATCAGGCGGGCTTTGTACTGCGCCATCCATTTCGCATACGGCAGCACGCGCTCGCCGCGCGCCGTCGCTTCGAGGCGGTATTGCTTGTAGAACTGGTTGACGGATTTCAGCGTGCCGGCGCGTCTCTGCTTCTCGATTTCATCATCAAGTCGCGCGATCACCTGTTCTGCCTGCGCAATCACCTCCGCATCCGTCAATAGCACGATGCCCTGGCGGTGGGCCGCGCGGAGCACCGCATCCGCAAGGCGCGCGGCATCGAGCGGCTGTCCGCGCTGACGCCGGAGGGCGCGGCGTGCCGCATCGGCAATATATTCGGCTTCCGCCGCGCGGCGGCACCACCAGCGCTCGCGCGTCGCTTGTTGTGGCGCGAGCGGTGCATCTGCCGGCGCAATGCGCACGTCGTTTGACCCGTCCCCGACACTGACCGATACGAGGGCCAAGCCTTCGCAAAAGGCCGCAACCAGATCATCCATGATGGTACCTGCGACGAATGCACCCGGAACAAACGGCCGCGCTAGCGCACCGGCACGCGGCGGCGAACGAGCTCGCGCGCGATGATGCGGTAGCCTTGCAGGCTGCGCGCATTGAAGGCGCGGCGTGTCAGCTTGATTCGCTGCAAGGCCTTGTCGATATCGACGTCGAACGCAGCCCACAGCGCGCCGAGATTTGCGGCGCGGGCGACATGATGAAACTCTTGGCCTGACAGATAGAGCGAGGGCCAGCGCAGCGCCTCCTCCATCCGGCCGATTTCCGCAGGCGACGGCAAAATGCGCACGCGGTTGCGCAGGCGCGCCAGACGTTCGAGCTCCCGCGTCTCGAGTTGCGCGTTGAGATCGCCGCGATCATAGAGATAGTGCGGCATGGAATTGATATAGCCGCGCGGGCGCGTCGGCAGCGGCAGCCGCGAGAGCACGCGAAAACCCTCCTCCATGCGCGCCATGACGTGAAGAAAGGACCAGCGGTCCGGCACCGCTCGCATCCGCCGCACCGCGACGGGCGCCGCTTCACCGAGCGCGCCGAGAATGCCGGCGCGCTCGCCGCGCAACTCGGCGCGTGCGGCAAGCTCGGCGCGCTCGGCCAGACTAAGCTCCCGGCCATTGCTACGATCAGATGCATCCCGGTGCGCAGCTATGGGGGCTTTCATCCTCATTGCCCCTCTTCCACCGACTGCAAGACAAAGCGCCGGGGCCTGAAACTGGACGACTTGAAGTATGATGATTTGGCCTTGGCCGCTCGGGATGCCGGCGCCGGCGCGACAATATAGGCGCGACGCATGTGGCGCGCGCAGTACGGAATACCTTCGTCGAGATCAGCGCCAGGCGCGCCACAGAATAAATAATTGCCCTTGCCCAGCTCGCCGTAGGGCCAGCGGCAACAATTTTTGGTCAATTCAAGGATTGATTTGCGCCCAAGGCGTGCCGGCACTTCCGGCGGTTTCATCTGCACGCTTGCGCCGGCGCGGCGGCGACGCACCGGTGCGCTCGGTGCAACTGTGCGCGCCGCGCGGATGCCGGGCTCCTTTGCTCTCGTCTTGGCTTTCGCCGCAGGCCCCTGACCTGCCGCGCCCGCATCGAGTCGCAAGCGAAAAATCTTGCCCAGCACGGCCGAGCGCGACAGGCCAAGCTTCTTGGCAATCGCTCCTGCGGTCGCGCCGTCCGCCCACAGCCGTTGCAGCGCGCCGGTGCGCCGCCCATTCCACAAGCCTCGCCGCATTGGTCTCCACTCCGGTGACACTGTTGCCTGTTTGTTGTCACATATAAGAGGACACCCGCCCCGTCAAGTCACCGTTTTGGACGCTATACTTCTGCACCGAATCCGTGACAATGGCGTCATGGCCAAGCGAAGCAAGGCGCAGCGGCAGAAGACCGGGCTGTATTACGCGCGGGAGGCGCGGCACATGAGCCGCAGCGAGCTCGTGCGCCTGTCCGGCGTGTCCAAGCAGCAATTGTCGCGGCTGGAGAACGGCCAGATCCGACTGCGGCTCGATCATTTGAAGCCGTTTGCCAGCCATCTGGGCTTCACGCCGGAGCAGATCCTGCTGTGGGGCCGCTATCCGGGCACCGGCGATCACATCGAATCAAGCGACGTGCTGCATGAGGCGCCGCGCGGCGAGGCGTTCGGCCCGGTCGCGGCCCAGATCCCTGAGCTCGATACGCGCGCAGGGCTTGGCGGCGGCGGCATTCCGGCGCGCGAGGTCCGCAAGGAAGGGCGGCACACGGACCCCTTGAAATCAGAGGGATGGGTGTTCCCGCAAAACTTCATCCGCGAGCAATTGCACACCTCCTCATCCCGGCTTCTGGTCCTCGATACACGCGGCGACAGCATGGCGCCGACAATCATGTCGGGCGACCGCGTGGTCATCGATACCGGCCACAAGACCCCTACCCCCGACGGCCTCTATGCCATCCGCGATTCGTTTGAGGGCGTCGTGGTCAAGCGCCTGCAATTGTTGCGCTCGTCGCGGCCGCCGCGCGTCAAAATCATTTCCGACAATCCCAATCACACGACCGAAGAAGTGCCGCTCTCGGAACTCGAGATCGTCGGCAAGGTCCTCTGCTGCCTGAAGCTGTTCTAG